TATGTATGTTAGTACCATTCATGCTAGTGTGCCACGACCTCGTTCTTTCATCTATCGCACTTAACCATTCTTTTCTAGGTTTCTTCAATGCTAATCTTCTAGCAATTTTATTATTACCATAATTATATGCTTGATGAGTTTCTGTCCTTGCTATTACTTTACTTCTTCCTGTACTAAATGCTGTAGACTTGGCTATTTGTTTAGCAGTATCATCTTGTCCGAATCCCTCGCTGACTGAATAAGCGATAGCAGACTGTATTTTTTTTCTAGTAGTTTCTGTTATGTAAGTAACATTTTGTGCAGTATTAGTAGTGACATAATCATAAGTGACTTGTGCTACTTCATCTTCTGCTTTCTGTAATAGTTTAGATGTCTTAATAGTTCTTGATGATTCTTCAATCACTCTTTTAGCATTTATTTCTAACAACTTATATAAATCTTGCCAATGGTCATCATAATATTTATCAGGTATCTCTCCGAGTTCTGCATAATTTTTAAAAGCATATCGTTTATATTTATCAAAGAATTTATCTAGTTTTTTAATTAAGGCTCTAGTCAATGTGATATATATCCTTAATGCTTGTCTATATTCTTTTCTACGATTTATTCTTAATCTAGCCATTCTAGAGTTTCCTGTAAGAGTTCAGTTTGTGTACCAAAAGTTTCTGTAAACCATAAAGGATTCTGATGATAAGACTCATTTGATGTTCTATGATGATGTGGGCATAAAGGTATGACCTCATAGTTAGATGCTCGTTTACCCATCATTCCTTTCTTAATATGATGCAGTTCTGCTGGTGTATCATAGAAACCGAGCTTTCGACAAGCAATACAACCTAATTCTGCAACTTTTTGCATATGTTTCTTCTCAGCCAATGTTTTTGACTTCATTATAACTTTCTTAAAGTTTTAAACCTATGTCCAACTATTGTATCTGTCGGCTCATCTCCACGATAAACCTTAATCAAACAAGCTGGATTATCTTCTGTAGCATTTAAAGTGAAACTTGTTTTAGGTACAGCTAGTTTACCTGACCTAACTATTCTTGTTATTTTCCCTTTGGCTCTACCACCTGATGAATCCCAAGAAACCATATCGCCTACTTTTAAAGCATCTGATTCTGCTTTACTTTCTCTTTCTTTCATTATTTGGTTTCTTTTAGATTTTGACCAACTAAAACCAGCATCACCACCCCAAAGCAACCATGCTATTTTACCAGCACTTGGATATCCCTCAGAACCTGAATTAAATCCACGACCTTGCTTATCTACTTCGTGTCTACTGAAGAAACTATACATTCTTAAAACAGTATCAGGAGATAGTCTTTGTTTATTAACTAACTGATTGGCTCTCGTGACTCCTACTTGTGTGCCACCACGATTAAATTCTTTTCTTAACTCTAATCCTCTTTTCGCATTGTTAGCCATAGTATCTGTCGGCACTAATTTCAAATCGCTTAATGCTTTACTATCTGCTAACAAAGATTCATACTCCTCATGAGTTTCACAAGGCATATAAACTGTCTGACCATCTTCTGTATGTGAATGAATACCAACACAACCTATTTCTTCGGCTCTTTCTTGTGCCTCTTCTTCAGTAGTAAAGGTATCGACATCAACTGCCTCTTTTTTACCATAAGCTAACTCAAAGTCTTTTTCATTTCCCTCTGCATCTACAGGTTGGTCATTATCCTGAACACTAGAGGCATCTACTTCGCCAATAGGGAATAAGTTGCTTGGTATATATAACTCATCAGCACCCTCTATTTCTTCAAGTCCTAACTTCTCTCTTGCCTCATTACGAGTCATAATACCATTCTGTACTGCTTGTGAAACATTGAGATAAACTTGTTTAGTCTTTTCTGCCATAGCTGGTATGCTGGTTAAATCATATTCAATTCTAATATCGCCATTATAAAGAGGCGATAAGAACTCATTTAAGTCAGATTGAACTCTAGTCAATAGAGGAATTACTGTTTCTTCATATAATGCTAATTTTGCAGTTTCCATATTGCTGTAAGTATTAGCCTCAGGAATACCAATTAATTGTGCTGGAACTCCGAAACATAATGCTATTTCCCTTGCAGATAAGTTAAGAAGTTCTAAGAAGTCCATGTCTTTTGGGTTTAATCCTAATTGTTTATATTCAAAATTACCCTCTAGCAACATGGGTCTGCCTGAATTTGAACTACCTTGAAATCTCATTTCTAAATCTTCTAACAGTCTTGCTCTTTGGTCATCTGTTAAAGTAGCAGACATTCCTGTTTCATCTTTTGGCTCAAACTTTAACATACCACTTGGAGTGCAACCATTTTTTAATAATGCAACATTATGTAAACCAGCAAGATTATGTTGGTCAATATTGTAAGCACTTGCCAATATTGGACTTAATCCATAAAAGTCATCTAAAGGATTCCATAATTTAATTTGTTTTAATTGTGAACGACCATTGTCTTGGTCTACAGGATATTCTTTAATAATTTGACCATCTACTAAGTAGCAATAATAATCAGGAATCATTGAAGAACTTGATTTAATTTTAATTCTGTCAGGTCTTAATAAATATAATTCTCTTGGTGGTGTATCGTTTTCTGTATCTCTTAAAAGATATGAGTTTCCTGAAATAAGTAAGTAAGAATATAATGAGGCAAAGTATTCACCACCACTTTGCAAGGGATTGGGTCTTTCTAGTAGAGATATTAGCTCATGGTTTTCTAATTCAATATCGCCATCAAATACTTTTATTTTTACTGCACTTGCTGAATCAGCAATTAATTTTACACATCTATGTACGATTGCATTGTCTTGATAACCCTCTTTGGCATAATCTTTATATCTTCTAGCAGACTTACCCATGTATGCCTCTAGTCGATTAATCATAACTGTTGGCGATTCTTTTTTCTGAATACTTCCTTTAAAAAATTTATCAAATATACCCATTACAACTCCTAACTAATCTTAAATATTGCTTGACCACTATTCTGTAGTGATGTTATTGCCCAAACTAAGGCATCAACCCTATCATCATGATATTGTACCCCATTTCCTGTAAACTGGCACATCTGTTCTTCTAAATCCTTGAATACTCCTACATGGTGAATCCGATTCTGCTCATACAGTGCTGATATCGGCTCGGCTCTAACAATTTTTCCTCTACTTGCTCTAACACTTGTATAAGGAATTGATTGATTCTGTGTTCTTAATAATCTCTCAATCAAATCGCCACCATTATTAACCTCTGCTACAATCCTATCACATTCATATTGTTTATAAAGTGATATGGCTTTCTTAACCCATACATCAGGCGAACTCACTTGGCTACCATCATGCAATATGTAGTAATGATTATTAATATCACGACCAGCAACTATCATTCCTGTTTCATCTGAGTTCTCGTTACTGGTAACTGCTGGGTCAATAGCAACAACAATTCTTTGTAAGTCTATTGGATAGTTTGTTAATCTATTTTCTTCAATGTTTTTATAATTAAATAATGCACCCTCAATATCTTCTAGGATTTCTGCATAGAGTTCTTGTCTACCCATGCGAGTACCCTCATATCTTTCTTTTAACATTTGGATAGATGATTCTGCAAGGTTGTCAATGTTCTCAAATGTTGAGCCTGTGATTAACTTGGTATCACTTCTTTTAGCAAGAGTCTTTATTATCTTGGTCGGTCTAGGTGTTGTGGTAATAATGCACTTAGGATTTTGACCTAATCTTAATGCCATCATTAAGTTATCGAAAGTTTCTGTGTATCTCCAAGAGGCTAACTCATCACACCAAACCCTATGAAACTGAACACCACGAAGTCTGTCAGGCTCTATTGCTGGGAATCCAATTATCTTTGAACCATTATAGAAATGTATTTCATTATCTGATTTATTATATCCAATGTTACTGAGTAATCTTTTATCAATTATATTTATAAAACCTGAATCACCAGCAAATACAACTCTTTTTAAATCTCCATATGTTGGTGCGACTACACCACAAACTACATTATCATTTCTTAAACAGTATTCTACAATGTCGTATGCACCTGTTAAGGTTTTACCCCAACCACGACCAGCAAGGAATAAATGTATATTAAATTCATTAGTGTCCTCTACTAATTGTGTTGGTCTTGCTTTATCGTACCAATCAATGAGTAGATTCGTTGCTATCTGATTTAATGGATTTAGTTTGTCGAAGTGATTTGAGCAAACTCTCGAATCGTTCTTTTTCATCTGATACATTGTTTATCTCCACAACATCAGTTTCTTTCCAACCAGCTTGAGTTTTAAGCCAAAAAATAGATGCAGTTAAAGCCTCTCTACCTGTTCCTGTTGCCATACGATATAAATTATTAGCGATAGTTGCTGTTGATGATGCCTTGCCTAGTTTTAATTCAGAATCATAGTATTTGTATAAGGTAGGTTTTGATATACCAGCTATGGAACAAATCATGTCATGAGTTATACCAATCCCTGATAGTTGTTTAACCATCTTTGCTATCTCATCTGTTTTCTTTACTATTTTTGGCATATATACTCTTTTTATAGAGTAAAAATAAAATAAAAGCAAGATATTTAATCAAATCACTTTATTATATTATTAGTATAATATATACTTATAGTATATTAAATAAATGAGGGTATTATGAAACCATTAAACAAATCTCACAACTGGGAACTTAGGGTAGAAAAAAGCAATATTGAATGTGATTTGAAATCTTTCTTAGGTAATCATAATTGTAGTAAATCAAGCGATTTAGAAACAGCAGACAAAGTTCGATATATGATGATGAAAGAGAGAGTATCAGCTATTGAAACTAAATTTAAAAAAGATAATTATAAATAAATTTATTGTTTAATTCTTTTTCTTTGGTCAGTCAACCTGATTTGTGCAAATTTACCTTTCCTAGCATTATTTATTTTGCAAAACATTGGATAAGTTTCAAGCATATACTGTGCTGAATCTTTTTCAGAATCAGGTGTTCTATATTCTTGTATGCCACCTTTTTCTGTATATATCTTGGTTTTAGGTGCTAAATAATTAAATCTAATTATACCACCATCTTTTTTATAATATTTGATGGTTCTCTCGTAATCTTCTTTTGTATGATATCTTTCATTGAGAACATATGCTTTATCCTCATGTCGATTAACCCACCCATAAAAACAAGCAATAACAAATTTCAAATTAAATGAGATGGTCGTTTTCATAAAAAATGGATTAAATGATGCATTGATTCCCCATAAATCTAATTTATGCTCAGTACATAATGAAAAAGCTTGTTCACCTAGTCCGACCAAATCTGTCACAGGGAAAGTTTTTTTGTCATTCATTTTGCTTTCAAGACTCATGATATCATCATCAATACCCATAACAAATTGACCTACTGGGTAATAATCTATCATAAAATTTCTTTGAGCATTGATACTATTGTTATTTGCTACAATAATATTCAAAGGATAATTTTTTAATTTATCAGTATATTCTTCAAGCTCATCTGCTCTGCTTAAAAAAACATCAACATTTTTAAAATCAATATTAGTAGTAGATAGATATTTTATACTTTTATTTAACAATGTATCTGACCTACCACAACTGGGTATCGCTATTCTAAAATTCATTTATCTCTCTCTAAGGCTATGTTTAATTCTTCTTTGGCACTTCCACATTTAATCATTTTTTCTCTTACATAACATACTGCTGAGATTCTTTCACAATCACCATGTTTTACTATCTCAGTATTTCCATGAATCTCATGAACATCAAAGAACCCAACATCAGTATTTCTTACATTTAAACCAATTCCATATTTAGGGATAACAGTATAAGCACCATCATATCTTCCTTTTTCTAAGACTGCTAAATTACCAATGCCATCTTTAAAATCTCCTTTATCAGTATGACAAGCAGTTCTGAAGTTATTATTCAGGGTAACTGTCGTGAATGCTGTATTGTCTATTTTAAAATCTTTGTGTATTTTTTCCCAGTATGTTTTTTGCAAATTATATTTTTCAGGAACAAATGTTTCATAAAGTTTAGAAATATATCTAATGTATGGCAATGTTTGTTTATACTCATCAAAAAATCTTTGGCTAAACTCTGTCATTCTACAATATGGAATCCTAGCATATCTGTCCATATAACCTATCACAGATGAATTTACTGCTATTGCTTTAGGCGAATTAGATAAAGTGCCATCTTTTTTTAAAGGTATAAATCTCCCACCACTAAGAACTTTACCAACATACATACCATTAATTTTCATGCCCACTTTCATTTCATCAGTTTGACCTGATGCCATTCCTCTGTTATTAGATTCCCTGAGTGATGCTTTTCTCAGAAATGGAAATGCTTTTTTACAAAGTTCAAATGGAACTATTTTGTTCAGATAGACTGCAACAATATCTCCTTTCTCATTCTTGAAAGTAGTATCATCTTTAGGAATAGGATATTTTATATAAGACTCATCAAGATATGTGCCTTTTATCTCATCTAATTCTTCTTTTGTTTTATGCTCTTTAACTGTTATTACTTTCATATTCATTTTTAACAGCTGTCATAACTGCATCTGTTATATTTTCAGAATTATAAACCTGTTTCAATTTTTCTATTTGTGTTCTAAATATTGGCTCTGTTTCTGAACTAAGAAATAATTGTATCATTCTTACTTGTGATGGTAAAAAATCATCTCCCTCACCTGTGAACTCATTATCAACAGCACTCATTGTTTCGTTTAACTCTGCAACATTAGAAAAATTTAATTCTTTAGAATCAAATCCCCAGTCGACCAAATTATCAACATCAAAAAAGTTTGCAAGGTTATCAAAATTCCATTGACCTTGATTTTTATTAAGTCTTACATTCAATTCTTTCTCTTGTTTTTCATCAAGATTAACTTCTACACAGGGCGCAGTTTTCAAACCCATATCAATAATAACTTGTAGTCTTTGATGACCACCAACCAATATGTTTTTCCTGTTTGGGTGTATATTAACTATCAATGGGTCTACAAGACCGAATTTATCAACACTTTCTTTGATTTCAGCGAACTGTTTCTTGGTTATTTCTCTTGGATTGTAATTAGCTGGTATGATGTCAGCTACATTTTTTTCTACTACTTTCATATTGACTCCTAAAATTTATTCATTAATGAATCATAACACTTTGTGTCATTATTCCAACGAAGTGTTATTTCTCCTATGTTTCCTTGAACATCTACTTCCCTAACTTTAGCAACTCTGACCTTAGTTTGACCTCTCTCAAAATCCCTTGTGACTATAACACCGATATCAGCTTTATTATTCCAATGACTTGAACCACTCACATCATACAAAGACTTGACCTCAAATAATCCATCAGCATTTCTGATTTGTTTTGTAGGGTGTGCAACCATGAAACTGATTACATCATTCTCACGATTGAATCTTTTAATCTTAGAAATAAGAACTGATATATGCTCATCTTCTCTTAAATTGGCTCTAGCTGGATTTATTTCATTATATGGGTCAGTGACAATACCATCTATTTGATAATTATCTACACAGTATTTGGCTCTATCTAATATCCAATCTATATCAGGTGAATCACCTTTTTTATCTATGAAATAAAAATGCTCATTGATAAAACTAACTGCCTCTTGAACTTCATCTATCGTACATCTATTCTGAAACATAGCATCAAAAGGTTTATGCACATACTTTTCTATGAGTCTTTTAAGATTGACTGCCAAAGAATGTTCAGGCGAATAAATCATGTATTTAAAACCATGCTCTTTAGCAGTTCTCATTATGATATCGTATGTCAAACTAGACTTACCACAGTTTGGTGTTCCAGTCATCAATATGAAACTTGGTTTCACTAACTGCATGATAGGGTCTAAATCTTTGAACCCTGTCGAATATCTTTTGCAAGTCTTTCCCTCATACAGTTCCCATAAATCATCATACAAACTTTTGGCAGTATGAATACCATCAATTTTTTCATTCATTGTTTTTAGTCCTCATTGTTAAAATACAATACTATACTTTTGATATTAATAAGTAAAGTATCAACCAGCAATGAAATTTTTATTCCTAGTCTTTTGTCTAACAAATTTTTTATTATTTGTTATATTAGTATTACCAGTCATATTGACTATATCATTTTTAGGGCATTGAATAATATAATTGTTATTTTTTCTAATGCCTTTTCCTGTTTTAAAAACTTTTATCAATTTAGAATTAATGAGTTTTTTTATGTATCTTTGAACACTACTCTCAGAACAACAACATATTGTTGCTAAATGACTCAGGCTCGGATAACATTTATTTTCATCATCAGCATAATTAGAAAGCATAAGCAATAATAATTTACTACCACCACATTGTGTTTTCTGTTTAGTCGCCCATGATAATGCTGAAAAACTCATTAATAAAAATCATTTGGTTGAACTTCACTATTAGTGAACTCAACGATTTTTTCCATGTTTTTTTTAGTAGGAATCTTCTGACCATACTTCCAAGAATTGACTGTGACCTCAGGGACATCTAATACTTTAGCTACCTTGCTAACGCTAAGTGATTGATTTTTAAGGTATTCTTTAAAATTCATTTAATTTATCTCCATGTTTGTTATGCCATTATGGATTATTTTATATTAAAAGTAAATATAAAAAAAGTATTTTAATACTTTACTTATTAATATTTAAAGTATAAGGTTGTAATCATATTAACTTAACGAGGAAAATATTATGAAAAAAGATAAATTTTTAAATGGTTATAATATCTCTAACCCTAAAACTCAAGCCGAGAAAGTGTTAGTGCATTTATTAAAAAAGAAAGCAATCACATCTTGGGATGCTATAGAAACTTTCAGAATCACAAGATTATCGGCAATTATATTTAATCTTAGATGTCATTTTAATATTGAGTCTATCGACACAACAATAAACAATAAACATTTTACAACTTATGTTTATAGAGGAGAGATGTCATGAAATTATTTTTAAAAGCACAAAGAGATAGATTAATAAAAAATCACATAGCCCACAAAAAAGAATGGAATTCTGAACATCCCACAAGTGTTGATTTCAAAATAGTTGTTAAATTATTTAATCCTACTGGTATTGGCACTTGGTGGCTAACTGAGTTAGACCCTGAAACAAATATAGCTTTCGGTGTTGCACAATTACACGAAAGAGAGGCTGGTTATATTGACCTTAATGAACTTAAAGAGTTTAAAGGTGTTATGGGTTTACCAATAGAACGAGATATGTATTTTGAAAGCAACAAACATACTATCGAGGATATTCTAAATGGTGGTAGTGTTCTATGACTAAGCAAGAAAAATGGAAAACGATAGCAAGTGCCGAGATACTTAAAAAAAAGAATCTCGGTTATCAAAGTATCACTAGCATAATAAATGCTAGACCAAATCGTAGTTTGGAAAAGTGGAGAAAAGAATTGGGTGAAGATGTTGCTAACTTTGAAATGAAAAGATGTGCTGAAAGAGGTTTAAAAGTACACTCAATGATACAAGAATATTTTACAACCGAATATAAACACCTTTATAGCAGTTCTGAAGAGTCTATGCCTACATCACACAGATGCGATAGTGTTTTAGCAAATGGCTTATTCATGAATATGCTTGGCTATCTAGAAATGATTGATGATATTGTTTTTATAGAAACTGAACTTTATTCTGACACTTATAAAATTCATGGTCGAGTAGATTGTATCGCTAAAATTAAAGGATATAACCATGATGAGGGATATTTAGCTGTTATAGATTTTAAAACTTCTAATCTTCCAAAGCAAAGCATCAAAGATAATTATGGTGTGCAATTATGTGCCTATGCAGTTATGTATAACGAGATGTTCAACGAGAACATAGAAAATGTTGTATTGATAAGTGCTGATGAAACAGGTGGCTCACAAATGATAAGGCGAGATGTTAAGAAGTTTATGCCTACATTCGAGGAGTGGGTGGTATTTTGAAAGATAATATAAATCCAAAACACTACAAACAAGGCAAGATAGAAGTAATTGACTTTATACTTGACCAACAAATGAATTATCTAGAGGGAAATATAGTCAAATATATTTCTAGGTATAAACACAAGAATGGTATTGAAGATTTGAAAAAAGCACTTTGGTATCTAAGTAAACTTATAGGAGTATGGGAAAATGACAAAAATAAAAGTAAAAAAAGATAATAAAAATGTTAAAGGTATTGAGAAAAGAATCGGAGAACTTGTTAATGAACATTTTATATTTAGTGGAATGAGTCCTAAATTTGAAAAAGCATTAAAAAAGAAACTTGTAAAAGATTCTGTCAAAGATACTTTAAAAAGAAATAATATAGAAATAGATAAATAATACTATATTTATATATATTTATAGTATATAGTTGTAATATTAAACAATGATAATGAGGAAAATCAAATGGAAAGTAAACACTTAAAATCTCATAATGAGGAAAAAAGAAAAGAACATAATGAGCTTGGTTTAATTACTGCTATGCACGAATATCAGCAATTAAAACTAAAATCAGATGCTACTGGTAGAAATAGTCGGTTTAAATCAGAAGAAAATCCTAAAGGTACTCCATACTCTACATTAGAAGATGCTATTGAATGTGCTAATGAGGGTTTGAAATTTGGTCTAATATTCACACAAAGTGTTATTTGCGAAGATAGTCAGCAGTATTTACATACTGTGGTAAGACATATAAATGATACTGAAACTTTACAATGTAAATACCCATTATTTGTAAATAATAAAGAAAACCCACAGGCATTCGCCTCTACAGTTACATATGCTAAAAGATATTCTTTGCATATGTTATTTGGGTTCGGAAGTATTATTTCAGATGATGATGATGGGAATGTAGCAAGTCCTGTTAAGGCAACTAATAATAATCAAACAAATAAATTTTAGGAGATGATATGCAATATTTAGTAATAGAAAAAATTAATAATTCTTATTATTTGGTAGGTAATACACCATTTGATACAGAAAAACAGGCACACATGATGTTGGACTTACAAAGAGAATGTAATCCACATAGAAAATATCAAGCTGTGTCTATTTTAGAAGAAGAAAATTTGGAGGTGGTAAAATGAGTGAATGGGATAGAACTGATATCGAAAATGAACTATCTGAATCAGATAATCAAACACCTAAAGAAGAAATGGACTTAGATAGTTTGTTTTGTAAAGGCTCATTATCTGACCCTGATGGTTTAGAGTTATTTAAGAAAGGAAGTCTTAAAGATAGTAAACCATATACCAATGAAGATGGTAGTAGAATACCTGACAGGTTTCCTAAAAAAGTAATTGTCACAAAGGCATTATCTTCCAAAGGAACAGAATATTTTACTGTATATGCAGAGGTGGGTTGTTTGTTCGACCCAAAAAGTCCTGACTCTAAAACAGTCAAAACTGGATTTATTAATATAGATGGCAAAGATAAAACTTTGAATGTATATGATAATGAATCATACTATGGATTAGAGATAAGAGAAAAAGATGATAGCACACCATTCTAATGTTTTCCTCATATAGACATTCGGTGCTTTTCATCAAGTGGGTAGTTGTAGCTTTGACTACCCACGACCAAAAGGAGTTTAATTATGTCTTTAACAATTCTAAAAACTAGTTTTTTTCAATCACATGGTAATCCTGATATGGATAAGATACCAAACTATGGTGTTGTCAAACTTCCTATCAATCGTGCAGATTTAGTTTCAGCAAGAGTGGAATTATCGAGTGGTGTTGGAGTTCAACAAGATGCTAAAGTTAATTATGGTGTTGATGATAAACTCACTAGAAAAGTCAAGATGTGGAGAATACCTTTAGATTCTAAGATAGGTGGTTTGTTTCATGTTTATGCAGTTGAGCTTAATAAAATATTTAATTATAGAATATCAGCTATACAAGATATTCAATATTTAGAATATAGTGTTGGAGATTTTTATAAAACTCATACCGATATAAATTGTGAGATAGGCTCTACTAGAAAAATATCAATCTCTTGGATATTAGATGATAATTTTGAGGGTGGAGAATTAAAAATAATGAGTGGTGGTGAAGAAGTAGTTATAAAAAATAATGATAATGAATTAGTAGCATTTACAAGTTTTATGAATCATTGTGTCACACCAGTGACCAAAGGAACTCGTAAAGTTTTAGTTTGCTGGGTAAATGGCGAAAGCTGGAGATAAATAATGAACAATAATGAATATCAAGAAAAATTAAATAAACTTGGTGAAGAAGAACTAAAAAGAAGAGTGCAAGAAGTTGGTAAAGTAGTCAGAGAAAGAACCAATTATCATGGAATAAATATTATAAATCAGCTCATATCTGATAATTTTGACAGATATAATATTGATGAAATATGTACCAGTATTGATGCTATAACCAAGTCAAATGACCATTTAAGATATGTAGACAATGGTATAATTGACCCTTTATTAGCTCAAAAAAAACATCAAAATAACTCAAAATAAATGTATACTTTTAGTATAAGTTAGTTTATACTGTATGTATAAGCTAATAAAACAGCTTATAAATTTAACATAAAACGAGGATATTTAAATGGAACTACGAAAAGATGGAAGTATGTATTGGGAAAAATCAGATATGAGAGATATCAAAGATGGAAACAATGAATACTTTAAAAAAATAGATAATATAAGTCTTGAAGAACTAAATATAGTTGCATACGAAGATACATCATGTGATAGACCTAATGCTATATTATTTTCTACTAGAAAAGATGCTAGAGGTGCAAATCATATGTGGTGGTATACTGGATTTGATTCTAAAGAAGAAAGAGATTTGGCTATTAGTCATACATATAATCTTGCTGAATCACGCTGGAAACATACTGCAATAAAACTTGAATATGTTGCACCTCAATCAATGGTTGGTAGAGGTTATAGGGTCAGGAAAGGTTATTCAGAAGATATGATTAACTGGGAACATGCTAAATATATTACTAAATAGTAAAAATAAAACTATACTATCAGTATAAATTAATATATACTGGTAGTATAAACAATAAAAAACGAGGATATAAATATGAAACTAACAACAGAACAACTTTTGGAGAAACTAGAATTTGCTTGTGAAGATGGAACTTGTGAAGAACAAAGAGGTCATTGGTATCTTTATTCTACTACAGAGAAACCATTTGATAGTTATCCAAATGATAAATACCCTGAAGACTGTTACGAGAGATTTAGGAAAGCATACAAGCTACCTAAAGGATATCTTAAATTATTGACTGATGCTGGGTATCTCGATAAATACTACCTAGATGATGGAACTCTACACTTTCATTTTTCAGAAAATTGTAGATTGGGTGGATTGTTTGAGGAATAAATAAAATGAAGAATACATTAAAAAGTGGGATTACTTTAACAAAGTTTTTAGGTTGCATAAAAAAAAGTGCAATGTCTAAAAGAAAGAGTGACATAGGTTCAGCAATCTATGACATAAGTCTTTTTATAGATAAAGTAGATGCCACCGATATAGATAGTTTTGACTCAATGATTTTGATAAAACTAGATATGGTTAAAAAATTAATTATCGAATCTAAAAAACTAAGAAATGAGTAGAACATATAACGAGCAATTCTTTAGTACTTTAGAGTATATACAAAAGTTTAGAGATACACTTGCTAAAAAAGAGTTGCTCAATAACATACAAAATAAATATCAATTAACAGAAGAACAAGCAAAGGATATGGTGGACAATTATGAATAAAGATTATCTAATACCAAGTTTTATAAGAAAAGGAGAATTAAAAATGGACTTAGAAAAGGCGATAAATAACTTGGAAAATGAAATAAAAAGATATAATAATGGAGATAAAGAAATTACTCTTTTATCACATGAAATGAACTGTAAAACTTTACAACATTTTAAAAGAGTAAAAAAAGATAAAGAGGTGGGCAAATGCAAAGAGAATGTAATGAATACTACGAGGATAACGAAGTGTGGTTAGATGATATTATAGAGTTTAAAGATGCAGTTAAGACTATTGACCTAGCAAAATATTCTCACAGTCATAGAGCATACTGCGAAGAAGTAGAAAGATTATTTAAAGAAATAGTGTTGTCTGATGTAGATGAAATAAAATTTATGCAAAAGTCATATGCAAATTCTATGGCTAAAGAAATAATCTATGATGAATATGGCGATACTAAAAAAGAAAAAATTAATGAACATGGTGATGTAATCAAAGAGGAGAAAAACAATGATAGATAAGTTCAATGAAATATGGGATTCAATACCTGATATTGCACAAGCAATAATAGTCATGTCAGTCATTTCTATATTTTGGATATTTGTATTAGGGTAGTCAATCTTTTAAATTACTGAGTACTACAGTATAAGTTTGACATTCATCTGCCCTTGAGAGTCGCTAAGTTCACCCTCGTTTACTTAGTGGCTCTTTTTTTATGTCTTTTTTTCTGTTAGATTGATGATATAAACTATGTGAGAATATTATGTTTCCAATAGAATTAATATCAATGCTCGTATCTACAGTTCTCGGTGGTGTCTTATCAATTATGGCACAGAAATCTAAAGATAAGGCAGATGAACAAAAGATGCTTATGCAAAGAGCAAATTTTGATGCAAAACAAAAAGATAAGGCGAGAGCAGTTGATGACCCTTTCACTAAGAATACTAGGCGATGGATAGCATTAATTTGTGTGGTTGCTATTTTGGTATTGCCTAAGTTAGCCCCATTCATTGATTCTGATATGCCAATTTATGTTGGTTATACAGAATCGGTGATGCAAGGTTGG